AAGAAAATTCTTACTTCCCCAGTAACTCATTTCAACTTGTTGGTCGTTGGATCTTTAGGTATTATCCAAGCAATTCATCTACAAGCACATTATGCTATGGATACAGATGTTGAGAGTTATTGTCGTTCTTTATACAGAAGTAATCCAGAACTGTTAAATAGACATAAGTATGACTGAGTTAGATGAATATCAAACTCTGGTATTGTGAAAGTATGGGACTCTGGCGGTGGACACTCACTGATGCTAGAAGACCAGTGTGTCGCCAAGAGTCAGGGCAGAGAGCAGACTTAAGACTGGCAATGGAAGATGTTGCCAAAACCGTAGAACATATGCTACAATGTGAGAAAGGGTGATTGGCGCAGCGGAAGCGCAGTAGATTTACATTCTATTGGTCGGGGGTTCGAATCCCTCATCACCCATATAAATAAATCAAAACTGAAGAAGTAGATCACATCATAAGATGGATAATATAAAGATTAGATGCCGCTCCTGTGGTAAGGAGTTAGAGGGGCATCAGAATAAGACTGTCACATGTGGTTGCCCAAACATGGCAACTATCCGTGGTGATAAGATCTCGGCACTTGACTTATCTAATGTCATTATGCTAAACTCTTATCAACAAAATTCTAAAAGAGGAGTTCTTTCTCAAGAAGACATTTTGTGGCAAGAACAAAGAAGACAAAGAAAAGTTAGAAAACTAGACTTTGAAATTCGTTAGGAAAGGTGACCGAGTGGTTTAAGGTAGCAGTCTTGAAAACTGCCGTGTTAGTAGCACCGTGGGTTCGAATCCCACCCTTTCCGTTTCACATAAATACTCAAAAAGTCTTAGTGACAGATGGGTATTCAGATAAACGGGCAAACAGATACTATTAGTTCCAGTGATGGAACTTTTACCTTATCTGGTAATGTTGGTATTCCATCAACTACAGAATTAAATGCTGCTGGAGTAACTGCTGACGGTCTTAACGTTACTGGTGTTGTTACTGCCACTAGTTTTAGTGGTGCTGGAGTTAACGTTACTGGTGTTGTCACAGCAACTTCTTATCAAGGTGACGGATCAGCACTAACTGGAATTGATGCTACATCACTGAAAGATTCTGATGGAAATGTTGTAATACAAGCAGAGGCATCTGGTGCTGTCGTTACTGGTATTTTGACAGTTGGTAATACTACTATCACTAAAAGTTCTATTAGCATTGGATCTACAACTACAGATGGGCGTAATGCTGGTGTAGGAACTGCTGATGGAACACTTATTTTTAATTCATCGACTAATTTAATAGAAGCTTTTGGTCCTGCCGGTTGGATAAGCATTGTTAACGTCTTACCATTCGAAGCTTCAAGTACAACTGTGACTGCTGATACTTCTAGTCGTTCAGGTTGGGCAGTCTTTAGTTTTACTGGACCAGGAAGTCTTGAAGTTACCGGTGGTCCAGCAAAAAGCGCAGAGTATCTTGTAATCGGTGGTGGAGCTGCTGGCGGTGGTTCTCATGCAGGTGGAGGAGGTGGTGCAGGAGGATTTGTAAGTGGATCTGACCTTACGTTAAATCCTGGAACTTATGAAATTACGGTAGGTGGTGGAGGAGCTTCTGCGGGAGAGGGGACAGGTAATAATGGAAACTCTTCACATATTGCAAATCCTGGAATAACATCAATATCTTCTTATGGTGGTGGTGGAGGCAGGTCTGGATCAGCTGCAGGAGTTCCTGGTGCTTCTGGTGGAGGTGCATCAGGATATCCGGGTTCACATTCTGGCGGAACGGGAAATCGCATTGCTGGAACTTCAACACCAATTCCTTCTCAAGGTAATCCTGGTGGATCTGTTAATAACCCCAATTATGGTTCGGGCGCAGGAGGTGGAGGTGCTAGTGGTGCTGGAGGAGGAGGTGGCGGAGCGGGTCAAGGACCAGCTGGTGGACCTGGAGGTGCTGGATCGCCATCATCAATCACTGGATCTTCTGTTTTTTATTCTGGTGGCGGTGGAGGAGGAAGTTGGGGTGGTCCTGGTGGACCAGGTGGAACCGGTGGTGGTGCTAGAGGTGGTGGAAGCAATGGTGCCGGTGGTACTGCGACTGCAAACACAGGTGGTGGAGGTGGTGGAAGCAGAGGTAATGGATCACCAAGACCTGGTGGTGCTGGTGGTTCTGGCATTGTTATTATTGCTTATCCAACATCATAACTTATACTAAGTTAAAATTAATATTGTATCTTCCCTTACTATTTGTTGTTGTTGATGAGTTATGTTTTCGACCACCATCAAAGGTGTAAAATCTGTTTGCTATACTTTCAACGACTGTCCCATCTTCAAATCTAGTAAAACCATCACAGGTGTTTAGGCAGTATATTCCTGCTGTATGGGAATAATTTCTGTCTACATGCTTACAATGTTCTTTAATGGTTTCTGTATACGGATAAAAATTTAATCTAATTCTTGTAAACATTTTTGTATTTGTGACCTCTATAACTCTATTACCCAAGACATGCTTTAACATGTCATAATGATCACTGACGGGACGATCATCTAGATAAAATGTATGTGTTGCGTACCAATTCCAATTTTCATGAATATTATCATCTATAATATTAGTAAGATTATTATGAAAAAACATAGTAAACTCTTCATTCATAATTATTGTTTTACATAGTTGCTCATGATGTTCTTTTGGTAAAAAATTATCATATATTTTTACGTTCATTTTTAAAATTTTATACTAGTTTTTAGTTTAATATTTTGATTGTTTCTTGTCAAGTAATAGATTTTTCTTCATATTTTCTTCAACACTTTTTTGATATCAACACATACTTGACAGTTCTGAACTAGTAACTATTATAGCTAATAGATACTAAACAAAAGGACCTATGGACGAGCACACCTATAATAACTGGGTGAAAGTCAAGGAGACCTTCGAAAAGTCTGGCAATACGGACAATATGTTTTACAAAAGAGCTGTAGCAATTGTACAAACTAGAAAAGATCCTCTGGCAAAGTTTCTTGGAGATGAACCGTGATGGAACCACAAGATGAGTTGGTTACTCGTGAAGAAGTTCAGGAGATGATTGATGCAGCAATACGACGCCACAACCGTAATGCTTCTATCATTAGTATGTGCGTCGGTTGGGTGGTTCTTGCTTTATTTGCTGAAGGACTTCTAAGACTGATCGGTGTTATTCCTCCAATGTTCCCATGGTTGAGCATTACCCTGAACTGATAGGCATAGTCCTACTTTTAATTTTTGCTGTCACGATGTTTTATCAGGGCACAATGATCATGAGGGGACATCGTGGATATTCTCTTAGAGATTATATGAAACAGGATAGTACCAACATGCGTAAAAGAATAGAGGAGATGTTAAAGGACAAATGAAACAACTACATAAATCAACGGAAATAATCGTATGAAAGTAGGTCTAATTGGACTCGGACGAATGGGAGAAGGAATGTCCCGCCGAATGAAATTAAGGGGCAACAATCTGGAAGTATGGGGATACAGGAGAAACTATGAAAAAGCAAATGAAGCATTCGAAAGTGGATATGTGGACGGCATTACAACTGACATTGAAAATCTTGTTAAAGTAGTAAAGTCCAAGAAGAACGGTGGCACTGCTCCTGGTATTTTTATGATGGTTGTACCAGCAGAAACAGTAGAGGAAACGATCAATGAGTTACTACGATATTGTAGTGAAGGCGATATTATTATTGATCATGGCAATAGCAATTTTAAGGACAGTCGGAAAAGAGCAGAACGCCTTGCAAAACTTGGCATCCAATATATTGATTGTGGCACTAGCGGTGGTGTTTATGGTCTGGACCGTGGATACTGTCTTATGGTTGGTGGCGGAGATACTGCGGTCGCCACTTGTCAAAGCATTTTTGATGCCCTCTCCCCAGGAATTGATGCTGCCCCCAGGACTGAACCTAACTCATGGGTAACACAAGCAGAGAAAGGTTGGTTACATTGTGGTGGTCCTGGTGCAGGGCACTTTGTAAAGATGGTTCACAATGGTATTGAGTATGGCATTATGCAAGCATATGCCGAAGGTTTTAACATTCTCCATGAAGCAAACGCGGGTGCCAAGTATGTCAAGGAAGGAGATGCTGAAGTCGCTCCAATGGACAATCCAGCAGATTATTGCTACGACATTAACGTTGCTAAGGTGGCTGAGCTTTGGCGTCGTGGTAGCGTGGTTGGGTCTTGGTTACTTGATCTTACCGCTGATGTTCTATCACGCGATCGAGAGCTTAGCAAGTACGATGGGGGAGTTAGCGATAGTGGTGAGGGTCGTTGGACTGTCCATGCTGCTGTGGATCTCGGTGTTCCAGCCCCTGTTATTTCTTCTGCTTTATACTCCAGATTCGAATCTAGAAGACTTGGAACATTCGCAAACAAAGTCTTAAATGGTATGAGAGCAATGTTTGGAGGGCACGACGTAAGGTAATGGAACATCTGTTAGGAAAAGCACTCATTATAGTGGCAATACCCTTTGTAATCACTACAATTTACTTCGGTTCTAAGAAGGGACACTACTATGAATCCGAACACTATAATGGCAATGGAACCGCACACTAGAATGCGGTTTCATTTTGCCTGGTCTTCATTTTCAAGAATATATAGAGTCAGTCATGTCTCATCAGATATGATTGACTTTTGCTATGAATGGGCACTCCAAGAGGAAGTGGCACCATTAGACTGTTTAAATCATGTAGATCGATACTTTAGAGAATTATGGACAGAACACAAGAACTAGAAAATGAAAATCTCTGGCTTAAAGAAGAGATTAGAAGATTAAGGCATCAGTTGGCGGTAGTAAAAAAGGAAGAGTGGGCACATCCAGAATCATGTGTGTACAACTGCGATCCTTGGGAAACATGGAAGTCCAACTAGGCATTCTGTTTTTTATGTGTATGTTTGGTGTATTTTTATTTGTAGTTTCTATCTTTTCAGAATAATGGGACATATAGCACGGTGGACATTAGAGACACCAGTTACATTAGGATTTCTCTGTTATCTTTTAGTGGTTGTGCCTATTATGGGTATCTGGTTAGTCCACAAATACAACTGGCAACACTGGGCACCGTTTGACAAGGGTCATAAGTAGTGTTATAATATTTGGGTTGAGAGGGAAACCACTCAACTGCGGCAGTCTCCTTTGGTAGGTTCAGGACTGGCGGCGATAGGAACCTACCGCGAACGGAGTGTAGCTCAGCTTGGTAGAGCGCCGTCTTTGGGAGGCGGATGCCGAAGGTTCGAATCCTTTCACTCCGATTGCCAGTTTTCGAACTGGCATCTTGACTACATAATGTCAAACCCTTATAATACTAAGGTATTCAATCACAACAATGTCTCTGATCGAAAAATTCAAGAAAGATGTTAGCACCCTTCGTGCTGCTGCTAACGGGGATATCTACCTTGATGTAAAGAGTCCGAAACTTTATAAGAAAGTGCGCCGCTATTATGAAAATGAGGGCGTCGTGTTTTCTGGAGATCCCCTTGACGACTATGAAATGCTGATGGACTATCTCTATCAAGACCTTCAAACTATTGAGGTTGCATGATGAAAGTCGTTCAAAAACCTACCGTTCTTATGGAGCGGTTTCCTTATCGTTATGTTCAGGTTGGTAAGTTGGAAATCAACGGAATGCCTGATTGCCGCATTCAAAAGGTAGATTCCTATACTGGGCGCTACCGTGATATGTATCTCTGTGATAATGAGATGCAACTAATGACTGCTATGGAAGACCACGATTACACTTGTTGGTTGGATCCTGATAACGTCCCTGCTTATGTCAAGGACGATGAAGACACGGAGAGTCTCTAAAAGAACTGGTGGAGTCATCCCCAATATGCCCATGATGGAGACATGTAAAAAACCCTGGTCGGGATGGTCATTGACCCTCGGAGTTTCTTGCTTCTCTCAAGAGCAAGTGGTGCGGATGGGGTTACCCCGCCTAGTTTCTTGCTTCTAGTCAAAGAGCAAGTGGCGTGCATGTAAAGACCTATGTGGGGTGGTTGCGTAAACCACCCTTTTTTTGTATAATTAAGAAAAAGGTTTTATATGAACGCGATAGGAACCAATTTAAAAGATGCCTACGTTATCACAAACAAGAAGTTTGAGGATGATCGTGGATTCTTTATGGAATCTTTCAATCTCAAAGAGTTTAGAAAGATTGTTGGATATGATGTTGAGTTTGTTCAAGACAATCACTCTAAGTCTTCAAAGGGTGTTCTAAGGGGACTTCATTATCAAATTCAAAATCCACAAGGTAAGTTAGTACGTTGTGTATCTGGTGCGGTCTTTGATGTAATTGTAGACCTTAGAAAATCATCACCCACTTTTGGAAAGTGGTATGGCATTGAACTCAATAGAAACAATCTCCAGTTGTGGGTTCCTCCTGGTTTTGCTCATGGTTTCTATACATTGACAGAAACCGCAGAGTTCGTTTACAAGACTACTGATTATTATTATCCGGAACATGAGAGATCTCTACTATGGAATGATTTGGATCTAGCAATTGATTGGCAAACAACAGTTGGTCCGACCCTATCCAAAAAAGATTTAGTGGCAAGTTCTTTTATTTCATGTGATAAATTTGACATTTAATGACCAATTTATTATAATTACCTCAAATAAAAAAAATCTATGACTGAAAATATTTTTGATAAAATAAAAAACAAGTATAAATCTAGTAAGCATCCAGTTTACTGGGACGTTTATAAGCATGTTTTTTCTGGTTTTGATTTAACTCAGGAAGTTAATATTATTGAAATCGGGGTGGATAAAGGAGATGGAATGCTCCAGTTCAAAGAACTTCTTCCAAACTGCAATATATGTGGATTAGATATTAGAAAAGACACTCCAAACTCTCCAGTTGGAAATGTATGGATTGGATCTCAAACTGATATTGAACTTCTGAATAAGATCAATGAAGATGAAGGACCTTTTGATATTGTAATCGATGATGGTAGTCATATAAACGATCATCAGATAACAACTTTCGAACATCTTTTTCCTAAGCTAAATCCTGGTGGAATCTATATTATAGAAGACATGCATACTTCTTATTGGGAAAGTTGTGGTGGAGGATATGGTAAAGAATCGTTTGTCAATTACTGTAAAAAATTGACAGATTTAATTAATTATGAATCTTGGATGAGAGGTTTTCAGTCACCATCTAACTATCAATGGGTTGTTAATAAAGATGATGTTGAAAAATATAATGCTTATAATATTTCGAAAGAAATTTATAAAAATATAAATTGTATTTCTTTCTATCCAAATATTATTGTAATCTATAAATCAAATAAAGAATCAGAGTATCAATTTAACTGTATATAAAATTATGATTAGTGTATTTGGATCTACCGGATTTGTTGGTGGTGCTTTTTCTGAAATTTATTCTGATAGTATAATTAGAATTCCAAGAGAAAGTAGAATTCCACAATCAAAAAATATTGTGTACTTCTTAAGTACAAACACAAATTATAATATTTTTGAAAATTTACATCTAGATGTGGACACTAACTTGAGTGTACTATTAGATGTCTTAGATAATTGTAGAGAGGAAGGAACGGTATTTAATTATATAAGTACTGGATTTGTGTATGGTAATGATATTTCTAATGCTAAGGAGACAGATGCATGTGATCCTAGAGGGTTTTATTCTATTACAAAAAGAACAGCAGAACAATTATTAGTTTCTTTCTGTGATACCTTTAATGTTAATTATAGAATTATTAGGTGTTCTAATGTCTATGGTAATGATAAAAAAAGTTCTCCCAAGAAAAACGTTTTGGGTTACATGCTAGGTCTTCTTAAAGAGAATAAAGAAATTACATTATATGATAATGGAAAATACGAAAGAGATTACACTTACATTAATGATACTGCTAGAGCAATAAAATTAATTATGGAGAAGGGAGAAATTAATAGTATTTACAATGTTGGTGCCGGTGAGTTTAGATCTTTTCATGATGTCATTTATATGGCAAAGGATATTCTTTCTAGTGATAGTAAAATAGTTTCTGTAGAAACTCCTAAATTTCATACAAATTCTCAAACTAAAAACTTTACTTTAAATGTTGATAAATTGAAATCACTTGGATTTTCTCCATCCGTTTCTTTAGAGGATGGTTTGAGAACCTTGTGCTTTTCCTAGTACTTTGATATAATATGATTAAAGTTTTTGTTTTATGAGAAATTTAGCATTAGCCTTTTGCTCTATTAGACCAGAACAACTGTCAGAAGAAGTTTGTGATTATAGAGAAAAGGAGTACTTAACAAGTCTTCAGCAAATAGAAAGACTTCTCCCAGAATCTTTTGATCTTTTGATTTGTGAAAATACTATTAACTCAGAAGATCAAATTAAAAATACTGAATTGAAAGAGTATCTTTCTAATAGTGAGATCGTTTCTCTTGGTAGTGATGCTAATCTAGGAAAAAGCAACAAGGGTATGGGAGAACTTCTCATGCTCAAAACTGCCCTCCAAGAAACTGACATAGATAAGTATGCCAACATAACATACATTTCCGCAAGGCATCTCTTAACATGTCCATATGTTTTTGAAAAAACTGAACAGTTACAAAAACAGGCATTAATATCAAATCCAGATTTCGTTTATCTTGATGGAAAATTTGATAGAACTTATAAGATCGGTCTTTACAATGACATGATTTTTTCTATGAAATCTTCTGTAATGTTGGATTATGCTAATTATGCTATGAACTATGTTAATCCAAACCAATCTCAATATGGATCTGAACAAGTTCTTTACAACTTTATAAATGAAAATAATGTTGAGTATGAGTGGTTGGAGTGGTTGGGTGTTATTAGAAATGCCTGGTGTATAAATCAAAATATTTTTGATATTAACAATTTCCATTTTTGTTGAGAACTAACATGAAAATCAGAGAGAAGATGCTTCCCGTTCTTCAGCCCGTTGGTGGCGATGAAGAGATTGAAAATCTTGCCGAAACTATTCGTAGCGGTTGGTGGGGCAAAGGACCTAAGGTTGCCGAGTTTGAAAAGAAGTTTGCTGAGATGGTCGGTGCTAAGTATGCCGTCGCAGTGAATAGTGCTACTAGTGGTCAAGATCTTGTTCTTAAGGCACTGGGAATCAAAGATTGTGATATCATTAACCCTACAATTTCTTTCATGAGTACTGCTGTTGTTCCTCTATGGAATAACTGTACTTCTAATATTGTTGATGTTCTGGAAGATACTATGTGTATTAGTCCAGAAGATGTTCGTAAAAATCTTAAACCAAATACAAAAGCAATTATTGCTGTTAATCAGGCTGGTATTCCTGCTCCAATTGATGAAATTCGTGAGTTCTATGATGGTTTCATCATGGAAGATTGTGCTCATAGTTGCTATACTCCTGGTGCTGGAATGAAAGGTGATGTTGCTGTTTGGTCTTTCCAAGCAGTGAAAACAATGCCTTGTGGTGATGGTGGTATGATTACTACCAATAATAAGGATCTTTATGAGAAACTAGTTCCAATGACTTGGTTGGGTATCACCAGCACATATTCCCGAGTTAACAAGGATGATAGTCTGACTGGTAAACCTGGTTATTCCTGGGACTATGAAGTTGATGTTCTGGGATACAAGTGCTACATGATCGATCTTCAGGCAGCAATTTGCCTGGAGCAGATGAAGAAACTTCCTAAGAACCTGGAATGGCGTCGTCATGTTCAGAAGTGCTATAATGAGGCTCTTGGTGGACTAATTCGTACTCCTGTTTGGTCTGAAACTGTTCAATACTATTGTGCTCGTGTTCCTGTTGCCGAGCGTGATGATATGATTGATTATTTGTCTGATAAAAAAATTCATACTGGAGTTCACTTTAAACCACTCCACAAACACCAGATTGTTAAGCAAGATCGTGAGTATCCCGTTGCTGATCGTGAGTGGCGCAAACTACTCAGTCTTCCTTGCCATCCCGGTATGACTCAGGAAGATATTGATTATGTGATCTACTGGGTTAAAGAGTATTATAAGGAAAGAGGAATTGTTTCTTATGATGGAAAGAAAGCAGTATATCACGGATCTATTGTGACGGAGGATTGATATGTATTTGGATCTTTATAAAATTGATGGTTCTTTAAATTCTGACACTAATTCTTGCTTTAGTGATCCAAATACTTTTCCAAACTTTCAGGAGAAACTAGAAGAGTTCAAGGGTCTCCTGAAAGATCTTGTTGCTAACAACGAGTCTAAAACTTTTTATAAGTTTGGTGATGGGGATTATTTCTTCCTTAAGAAGCAGGGAGTTGGTAGTGCTGCTCCTGGTCGTAGGGCACTAAGTAAAGGATATGATGATATTGGGCACGAAGACTTTGTAGAAGGTGCCAAACTGTGTGATTACTACACCTGTGAGATCTATCCAGAAAACATCTCAAAGTTCAACGAAGTTATTCCTGATACTAATATCGATTATCCTGCTGAGTATGGGTATGGTTTAGTTGCTAACAAATGGATCCTTCAAGAATTTGCTGGTAAGATTGGATTGATCGGTGCTGATAGTAAACTCAATATCATTGAGAATGTTATTGAAGCTCCACAGTATCAAGAGTATCTTGGACTTGAAAAGTTTGAAGATTACATCTCTCTTCCACAACGTTTTGCCTGTGATGATCTAGAAGCAACTGAGAGAATGGTTGGTGAGCAACTTAAGAACTCAACTTCTAAGATCTTTTTGATGGGTATGGGGCATGTTAAATCTGGTTTGATCCATCGTCTCAAGAAGTACACTGATGCTGTATTCCTTGATGTTGGATCATCGATCGATGCTATTGCTGGTGTTATTGATATTGATCGCCCATTTTTCAATGATTGGACTAACTACCAGATTGATGATCAAGAACTTTATAGGGGAGTTGATTATCTAGCATACGCAGGAAAAGGAAAGCACATTCTACTTGAAAGAAATGATTGAAGAATTTTACGAACAAAATCTCTCTTGGAGTGATCGCATTTCATCAGTTATTGGTAAGCAACACTCTCACCTAGACTCAAATATCCTTCAAAGAAATCCACCCCTCTCTTTCCGTGAGGATGGTAAGGTGGATATTGATATTATGTATCCGCCAGAAATGGAACTTAGGGAAGACTCTTCTCCTTACGATGAGTATTATCAGTGTATAAAAGCAACTTTTGATCTTGAAGAAATTGATACCTTCTGTGATGTTGGTTGCGCCACTGGTCATCTAGTATACAATATGCTAAACTATACTGATGCTTGTGGTATTGAATACTTCCAATATCAAAAAGACAATGCTGATGAAAAAATTCAGGATTGTATCAATATTCTTGATATCCGTGATCCCATTGAGGATGATGTAAAGTTTGATCTTGTCAACTGTACTGAAGTTGCCGAGCATGTTGATCCTAAGTTCTTAGATGTATTCCTTGATAATCTCAAGAAGATTACTGGCAAATATCTAATCCTGACATGGAGTGGTACGTATCCTCCTGCTGATGCTCCACCACAACATATCAGTCCCCTTTATTATCATGATGTTGAGAAACTGATGAGTGCCTGGGGATTTGAGATTGATCAAGATATGACTGATAAGTTCTTGAATGAGTCTCGCAAGTATAGCAAGTTCTATTTCTGGTGGCGTGAGAGTTTAACCATTTGGAGAGTAAAATGAGAGTAATGATCGTTGGGCACGGCTACGTTGGATCTGCCGTTGCTTCTATTTTCACCGATGAAGAAAAGATAATCATCGATCCAAAGTTGAGTGATGATGTAGTTGCTAATCACGATGGTGAAAAGTTTGATGCCGTTTTCGTTTGTGTAGATACTCCAAAGGGTGATAACCACGGTCTCTTAGATAAGATCCTTGCTCAGGTGAATAGTCATATTGGAAACAATACTCCAGTATGCTGTAAGTCAACTTCAACTCCAGACTATTATTACTCTGCTCAACAGAAGTACAAGAATATTCGTGTTCTTCACAGTCCCGAATACCTAGACTCTCGTCATAACATCGAGAAGTTCCAGAACCAAAACTTCTGTATCATTGGTGGTGAAAAAGAAGCAGCACAAACAGTTGCTGATATCTTTGTAGATCGTCTGGACAATCTTGATCACTATAGAGTTGGTATTACTGATATCCGCTCTGCTGCTTTGATTAAGTATGCTGAGAACTTCTTCCTGGCAACCAAGGTTTCTATCTACAACGAACTCTATAGGGCACACCAGAAACTGGGATGTGAGTCTACCTTTGATGAGTTCCGCATGATTGCTGGTATGGATGATCGTATCGGTACTTCACACACTCAGGTTCCTGGATGGGATGGTAAGTTTGGTTGGGGTGGACATTGCTTCATCAAAGACAATCATGAGTTTGAAAAGTTCTCTGGTAGTCCTCTTGCTAAGTTCATTAATGAACTGAATGATATTCATCGCTCCTGGGAAGAATGATTAACGTCCATAAATTAGGAACACTGGGCAACAATATGTGGCAGTATGCCGTTGCCCGTGTGATTGCTGAGAAGCATAATCTCAAACTGAATTGCTATACAATTCCTGGATTTCCAAACACAGAACAAGTTGTAGATGGGAATGTGTATGATAGTCCTGTTGTAAGAATTGAAGGACACTCATTTGATATTAATTCTCTGGCAAACAGTAGAGTTGAGATGGCAGGATATGTTCAGCGATATGAATATATCCGTGAGCACAAAGAGAAAGTAAAAGAATGGTTTCAGTTGGATGTAGAGTCTCCCATGGAGGTTCTGCCAACTGATTTTGTTGTTTCTATCCGCAGAGGTTGGAACGGATATCCTACAGATCTATGTCCATCCAAAGAATACTTCCAAGAAGTGTTCAGTCATGTAGAGCACGATCGTATTATTCTATGTACAGACTCTTTTGATGATCCGTTCTTTGATTTCATCAATGACCTTGACGTTGAAGTAGTTAAAGCACAGTTCTCTCCTTTAGAACAGTTTGCTTTGATTAAGTCGGCAAACAAGATCCTTTTGACATCTTCTACATACTGTTGGTGGGCAGCATTTCTTTCTAATGCTGAAGAGATTTACTATCCCTGGAAAGCAGATTTAATCCCCACAGAGAAAGGTGTGAATTGGTTTGTTGACGATGAGGATCGTTACATCGTAATTAGAGATGAATAAATGAAACTTGTAACTGGTGGTAGTGGATTTATTGGTAGTAATATTACTGCCGATGCTAGAGTTTGTAGAAGTGAATGTGATCTGACTGATTATCGTTCAGTAGTTCAAACTCTAGAAAAATATTCTCCAACGACTGTTATTCATGCTGCTGCTAAGCATGGATCTGCTGTTGAGATGCTGAAAGATCATACTCAGTACATCGAAAACAATGTACTGAGTGATATGAATATTATCAAGGCTTGTAGAGAAGTTGGTGTAGAAAATCTATTAATGCTTTCTACAATTACTTCTTTTGATCCTAATCATCCTTCACCATTCACTGAAGAGTCGATTTATGGCGAAGTGAATGAAAAGATCTTTGGATATGCCTACTCTAAGAAGATCTGTGTTGGTCTTTGTAAAGCATATCAACTAGATTATGGATTGAATTATAAGTCAATCTATCTTGGAAATACCTATGGTCCCCATGGTAAATTCCACCAGGACGGAACTGTAATACATAACTTGATCTATCGTTTTCATAAAGCAATCAAAGAGAACACTGATGTTCATCTTTATGGAAACGGTAAAGTTTTTAGAAACTACTTGTATGTTGAGGATTTGAATGCTATTATAGACTTGATCCTTCCTAACAAGGAAGTCAAAGATCCAATCATCGTTTCTTCTGCCAAGCAAATATCAATCATTGATATCGTAGAAGTTATCAAAGAGTGCCTAGATTTCAAAAACGAAGTTGTATTTGACTCAAGCACAATGATTGGTGATCAAGTAAAGGTCGTTGATAACACCAAACTAATTGATGTGATTGGTGATTTCAAATTTACAACACTCAAAGAAGGTATTAAGAAAACAATAGATTGGTATCAAAAGAATGATCTCGTTTAATAATCTTGGCAATCTTGGTAGACTTGCCAATCAAATGTTCCAATATGCTTCTTTGAAGGGTATTGCCAGGCATCGTGGATATGACTTTGTAATCCCACCGAAGAACTTCTTTGGTGCTCAAGATTATAACGTCAAGAACTCCGACGTAACACTGTATGATGTTTTCAATATTGAGAACAGGAATACTGTTGCCGTAGTTCAAAATCCAGTTCTCCAAGAAAGGTATCATACTTTTGATAAGGAACTGTTTGAGAACTGCCCAGATAAGGTTGATCTCTTTGGTTACTTTCAAACTGAGAAATACTTCAAGCATATCGAAGATGAGATCCGTGAGGACTTCTTGTTTAAGTCTGATGTAATCAAAGATTGTAGAGAAGCATTCAAGGAAAACCTGGGTGATACTGAGGTTATCTCTCTTCATATTCGTCGTGGTGATTATGTGCTGAATGATAATCATCCTGTTCAAACGGTTGAATACTATCAGCAGGCACTTGATAAACTGCCAAGTGATATTCCTGTTCTTGTATTCTCTGACGATACCGAGTGGTGTAAAGCACACGAGTTCTTCCGTCCAGATCGGTTCTTCATCCTGGAAGGTAACGGTACAGAAGTTGATATGTGTATGATGACTCTTGCTTCATATCACATCATTGCTAATTCTTCATTCTCTTGGTGGGGTGCCTGGTTGGCAAAGAGCAAGCATGTGATTGCTCCCAAAAACTGGTTTGGTGGCGGGTGTGTAAATAAGAGTGTAACGGATATGGAATTTAACACTGGTAACTGGAGTTGGTTATGATTGAAGATTGGGCATGTCTTACGACGCAAGACATTACTCCTTATGCTGAAATTTGTAATGAGGCAGTAGAGAGTGATGAAGTTTTCGCAAAGTTCAAACAAGATCCAAGATATACGGCAATCCTAGAGCACGTTCCTCCCGATCATGGGCAGAGGTACTTCAATGGTATTGCTCAGTATGAACTGGATGAAGAAATCATTGAACAGTTCAAGGAAAACGATAAACTGGGTGGATCACGAGTAGTTGATTATGGAGAACCCTTTGGTCTTGTTTCTCCATCAACTCTTCGTTATGTTCAAAACACTCTTGATATTGGACACTTTGTTGGTGAAGGAGATATCAATAAGATCGTAGAGATTGGTGGTGGTTATGGTGGTCTTTGTAAGAGCATCAGTTGCCTTTGTGATTTTGATGAGTATCACATCTATGATGTAGAACCAGCATCAAGACTTCAGCAGAAGTATCTTTCCAACTTTGATGTTAGTGAGAAAGTGACCTTCCATTCTTCTGTGGATCCCATTGAAGATGTGGATCTTGTGATTAGTAACTATGCTTACTCTGAGCTCAACTTGGATCTACAAAACGCATACTATGAAAACGTAATCAAGAATGCGAAGAGAGTTTATATGATCCTCAATCGCGGTGAGGTAAGCAGAGAAGTTCTTCTTGAAAGAGCAAGAGAAGATTTTGATGTAACCGTAGATAAAGTTTTAGACTTTTGGCCACCTAATGGTTATTTGTACTACACCACGATGATTAAAAAATGAAGATCTGTATTTTGACCATCGCCACAAACAAGTACATTCAGTTTGTTGAGCGACTCCTTGATAATATTGAAGAGAACTTTCTCAACGGTCATGAGATCCAATGCCTTCTCTTCACCGATCATGAAGTAGAAACATCTGACAACGTTAGAGTTTGTCAGATTGATCATGAACCTTGGCCAATGCCAACTCTCAAGAGATACAACTACTTTGTAAAAGAGAAAGAGTTTATCTCTCAGTTCGATTACTGCTTCTACTTTGATGTAGATATGGGTCTGGTAGATAAGGTTGGTGATGAGGTTCTAAGTGATCTGGTTGCCACCATGCATCCCTATCAATCTTTCTATCCTAAGGAAGAGCGTTCATATGATAGGAACGAAAAGTCTCTAGCATACGTTCCTGTTGGTGAAGAAGGAGAACTCTATTATGCTGGTGGGTTCAATGGTGGATCTACCAAGAGGTTCCTGGAGATGGCAGAAGTTCTTGCTGATCGAGTAACCAAAGACCTGAATAACGGTGTGATTGCTCTGTGGCATGATGAGTCACAGATGAACCGTTATCTCATTGATAATCCCCCAACACTGAGTTTGACACCATCTTATTGCTTTGCTGAAGAGCATATGGGTAATCCAAATTATCCTTATGAACCTAAAATTATTGCTTTGAAGAAAAACCACAATGAACTTAGATCTTAGAAAAATCCCCGCCATCTACATTAATCTCGACAAAGATACAGAGAAGAATGAGCGGATGGTTAAGATGCTTGATGAATGTGGTTTTGAAACTATCATTCGTGTAGAGGCATACTCTTTCCCTGATCGTCATCTTGCTGGATGTTCTTTATCTCATCATGTTGCACTGAATGAAATAGATCCACCATTCATTGTGTTTGAAGATGATTGTGTAATTAAGAACTTTAAACCAGAGATCGAAGTCCCCGATGATGCTGATGCTGTATATCTCGGCATCTCTTCTTGGGGAAGAATGAACTCACACTCTGGTCCTTTTGTTCAGTATGAGAAACTTGATAACGGATTAGTTCGGGTGTATAATATGTTGGGTGCTCATGCCATCCTATACTTGAGTCAAGAATACGCTTCTCTCTGTAGTAAGATCTCAAAGAACGGATACGATATTTCTGACCACCAGGATATTGGATTTGCCGAAGTACAACGTTATTATAATGTATATGCTTTCGATGATCCTTTCTTCTATCAAACGAGTTCGAATGGAACAGATCAACCATTGAGTTCTTATCCATCTCATGAACTGTTTCAACCACACAAGAACTTCTGGAAACCAACTGGACTGTACTAATGCTGAATGTTTTTTATAGAGATAGTCATCTGGGTTCCAGAATGTCTGGTCCTAAGAAGGTAATCGAGAACTTGATTAGATCTCTAGAAGATACTAATACACCGTTTGTTCTCAATGAAGAGAAGTATGAAAATACTTTGTTTCTTCACTGGGATGATTATCATCTTCCAAAGTACTATACTCTAAAGAATAAAAAAAACCTGTTGGTTGGACCACAGATCTGGCCATTTGCTCCAGAGTTCTCTCAACTTACTGAGTATAATAAGATCCTTGTTCCTGGGCAGTGGTGCCAAGACTCTTATAATAAGTCTTTCCCAGATTATAAAACAGCAATTTGGCCAGTTGCTATCTACGGTCCAGAAGTAGAAGATAATATCAAAACAGATTGTTTGATCTATTATAAGAATAGACCAGAAGAAGATCTTCTCAAAGTTCTAAACTTCTTTGAACAGAGAGGTATATCATACACTGGTCTTCAATATGGAAACTACACTCAGGATGAGTTTAGAGAGTCCTTGAGTGAAGTGAAGTATTGTGTTATAATCGACAATACGGAGAGTCAAGGTATTGCCATTCAAGAAATGATGGCAGTAAATAAACCACTATTCGTTTGGGATCAAACTGTATGGGATCATATGGGTCAAGAACATGCTGTTCCTGCCACTTCTGTTCCGTACTGGTCTGATGAATGTGGAGAACGTATAACTTCCTTTGATGAATTTGAAAAACAGTTTGCCATTTTCCAAAGCAAACTGAATGATTATACTCCCAAAGATTTTGTTGATAGAGAACTATCACCAGAAGCAACCGTAAAAATTCTACTGGATTATTATGCTAGTTAAAATCTATGCGATGGTTTTCAATCGTCCAGATCTTCTACAACAGCAGATAGATTGTTTTAACAAGTATCTACAAGATGACTTTGAATTCAATGTCGTTTATGATACTAGAGATGATGAGTATCTTGAGCAGTTCAAAGAGATCTGTGAAAAGAATAGTGTAAACTTCTATCGCCACCAATCTCAACCTGGTGGCACTCCAAGTTTCTATAACTCGGACGCTATTCAGTGGACGTATAATAATCTGGCTTGTAAGGATGATGAAGATTGTTTCATTCTTTTCCTGGATCATGATGCTTTCCCGATCGAAGAATTCAATGTAAATGAATTCATGGAAGGATATGATATTGCTGGTTGTGCTCAGGAAAGAGCACACATCACTTATGTGTGGCAAGGTCTTCTCTTTCTTCGCAAGAACACTGTGATGGAAGAAGATTTTGATTTCTATCCAAAGACCGTTGATGGGCAGCTGCTAGACTCCTGTGGTGGGACCTATGCTCTGGTAAGTAACCCAAACATTCGTTACAGAGCAACTAGCGTCGAATATCCCGAGGATTATAATGGCATAAATCTATTAGATGAAAAGAATTCAAACGGATTTGGATTTGAACTCCACATCGATGGTAAGTTCCTTCACTCTAGAAATGCCAGCAATTGGCACAATGGTTTGAGAGTAACTGATACCAATAAGACTTCTGTTCTTAATACTATTCTTAGCGACTTTATTGAGTGATGGATAAAAATAAATCAGCATACAAACTCAAGAACTTTGGACCAGTATACTATCTCAACCTTGATGGGCAACCAGAAAGGAGGCAGTATATGGAAGAGCAGTTCAAGTATTGGGAAGTAGAAAACTATGAACGCATTTCTGCTTATGATGGCAGGAATGATGATCTTAGTGACATTATCAAAGGTAGATATCCAGAGTCAATGACTTCTGGTGAGATTGGATGTACAACATCTCACCTGAAGGCAATCAAACATTGGTACGAAACGTCCGATAGTCCTTATGCTATTATCGTTGAGGATGATCTAGATCTTCAACTTGCTCGTTTCTGGAACTTTACTTGGTCTGATTTCGCAGCAAAACTTCCTTATGATTGGGACGTAGTTCAACTTGCTATTATCTGTACGGGTAATCTTCATGTTCAGCTTCACAAGAGATTTGTAAATGATTTCTCCACTGCGGCATATATGATCACTCGCCACCATGCTGAGAAGTTGCTCAAACATCATGTACGTGGTGACAAGTACAAACTGGATAATGGTGTGAAACCACGTCCAGTTGCTGATGATCTCATTTACAATTCTGGTAATACGTTCTCTATTCCATTGTTCTTGTACAAGATTGCTTTGG